AAAACTGTAGTTGAAGGAGATAAACTTATAATAAATGATTGGCATATTATACAGGAGATGTCAACCTTTACTAAAAGAGGCCAAAGTTGGCAGGCTGAAGACGGATCAAATGATGATTTAATGATGTGTTTAGTCATATTTGGTTGGTTATCTAATCAACCTTTCTTTAAAGAATTGTCTAATACTAATGCTCGTTTAAAAATGTACGAGGAACAAAAGAATTTGATAGAGCAAGACATGGCACCGTTTGGTTTTGTAGACGATGGTGTTCACGATCCAGAGGAAGATGAGGAAGCTGTTGATGAATATGGTACCAGGTGGTTTCCGGCAACAAGAAAAGGTCAATAGTCTACAATATCCAACATTTATAAATACCTTTAACTGATACGTTTAAATATGGGCGTAAGAAAACTTACGATTTGTGAAATATACAATTAATAATTAGCTAATTAAGAGGAGAATAACCTATGGCATTTCAAGTATCACCAGGCGTTCTCGTTCAGGAGAAAGATTTAACAAGAATCATTCCCGCTGTATCAACATCAATTGGTGCCTTTGCTGGCGAGTTCAGAAAAGGTCCTTTAGATGAGGTTACATCAATCTCTAGTGAGCAAGAGTTAGTAACAGTTTTCGGCAAACCGGATTCAAATAATTTTGAATCTTTTTTTACAGCTGCAAACTTTTTATCTTACTCTAACGCATTAAGAGTTGTACGAGCACAAAATACTGGTTTAGCAAACGCTTCCGTTTCAGGAAGTTTGTTTGTGGTAAAGAACACACAAGACTATCAGGATAACTATTCTGGTGGAGCGGCTACAGTTGGAGAATGGGCAGCTAGAACAGCAGGAGCTTGGGGTAATACCTTAAAAGTTTCTGTATGTCACAGCGCAACAGGTTTTCAAGAAGACGCTAAAACAACAATCGCTGACACAGCTATGGCTGTTGGTCATACGACAGTAACATTAACATCTGGAACAGGCTTTAACGTAGGAGACATAGTTGAGTTTTCTAAAACAGCTGCAGGTTCAGATTATGATGGTTACAAATATAAAATAACAAGTATCGCAACAAACGATATTACATTTACAAGAGCAGACACAGGTCAAGGTGGATTACATATAGTTCCAGCTAATGGTGCAAACGTAAAGAGACTTTGGGAATACTATGACATGGTGTCAAGTGCTCCTGGAACATCTCCATTTGCAACTTCAAAAGCAGCTACTAACGATGAAATGCACGTGGTCGTGGTAGACGAAGATGGCGACATAACAGGAACACGTGGTGAAGTGTTAGAAGTTTATGATAAAGTATCAAAAGCTTCAGACGCAAAAACACCACAAGGAGATTCAAATTACTATGCAAACGTAGTTTACAATAGATCAAGTTATATCTATTGGATGGATCACCATGCTTCTGGATCAAATTTTGGAACAGCAGCTAGTGGAATTACTTTCGCAGCTATTAATACACCAAAATCTGACAGTCTACAAGCAGGCGCTGACGGTTCAGCCGCTTCTACAGGAGAAATCAAAACAGCATACGAAATGTTTGAAGATTCTGAAACTGTGGACGTTGGTTTAATCATGGGCGGTAAATGTGACGCTACTAAAGTTGACGACTTAATCTCTATAGCAGAGAAAAGAAAAGACGCTATCGCATTCGTATCTCCAGAGAGATCAGATGTGGCTAACGTTGCTTCTTCAATCACGCAAACACAAAACGTACTAGCATTTATGAACGGTATCCGTTCTTCATCTTACGTTGTGTTGGATAGTGGTTACAAGTATATGTACGACAGATATAATGACGTATATAGATATGTACCATTAAATGGAGATATTGCAGGTCTAGCAGCTAGAACCGATATAATCGCAGATAGTTGGTGGTCACCGGCAGGTCTTAACAGAGGTATTATCAGAGGCGCAGTTAAACTAGCATACAATCCAAATAAAGCACAAAGAGACGAGTTATATAAAGCTCGTGTTAATCCTGTGGTAACTTTCCCAGGACAAGGCACAGTTCTTTTTGGTGACAAAACTGGATTAAGTGCTCCAAGTGCTTTTGATAGAATCAATGTTAGAAGATTGTTTATTATTTTAGAGAAGGCAATATCAACTGCTTCTAAATATCAACTCTTTGAGTTCAATGATGAATTTACAAGAGCTAACTTTAGAAACATTGTAGAACCTTTTTTAAGAGAAGTACAAGGTAGACGAGGTCTAACAGACTTTATGGTAGTATGTGACGAAACAAATAACACAGGTGAAGTAATTGATAGAAATGAATTTATTGCTGAGATATTTATTAAACCAGCAAGAAGTATCAACTTTATTACATTACAATTCATCGCAACACGGACTGGCGTTTCTTTTGAAGAAGTCGCAGGCGGTTAATAGTAGAGAAGGAGAAATAAAAAATGGCAAACATTAATGACTTCAAAGCTAAACTTGCAGGCGGTGGCGCAAGAGCCAATCAGTTTAAGGTTACAATGCCTTTTCCTGGTTACGCACAAGTTGGTGGCGAAATAGAAGACTTAGCGTTTTTATGTACAGCTACATCTATACCGAGCATGACAGTTGCAAACGTCAATGTTCCTTTTAGAGGTAGAGCTATAAAAATAGCAGGTGATAGAACAATTCCGGCATGGTCAATTACGGTACTAAACGATACAAATTTCAAAATCAGAAATGCTTTTGAAAGATGGCAGAATGGTATTAATAATATGACTGACAACGAGGGATTAACTAATCCAGTTGATTACCAAGTTGACGCATTTGTAGATCATCTTGACAGAAACGGTAATAACATTAAATCGTATACTTTGAGAGGTTTATACCCGACAGAGATAACAGGTATTGATTTAAGTATGGGCGAAACAACAGAAATTGAAACTTTTGGTGTTACGTTTGAATATCAATACTTTGAAACAAATACTACAACGTAATAAAAAATTAGGGGGCGGTCTTCGGATCGCCCTTTTAAAACCATTATAAGTAGTATCGTATAAACAACTAGGAGTTAAATTATGGCAGAATTTTTTGGATTTAAGATTACCAGAGATAAACCTAAATCCGATCCAAAACAAAACTTTAGTACACCTCAAGCAGAGGACGGCACACAAGTTGTCGCCGCTGGAGGATATTTTGCGTCTCACCTTGACATGGAAGGTAACGCAAAGACTGAAGCAGACCTCATAAGAAGATACAGAGAAATTTCAATACATCCAGAATGTGATATGGCAATTGAGGATATTGTCAATGAAGCAATAGTTTCAAATGAAAATAGACAAGCTGTTAGATTAATAACAGATGGTGTACCTTATGGACGTGATGTAAAGAGACGAGTAGAGGAAGAATTTTCAGAAATATTAAGATTAATGCAATTCAACACTAGAGGTCACGACCTTTTTAGACGTTGGTATGTTGATGGTAGAATTTATTTCCAAAAAATAATAGATACCGAAACAGGTAAAATGGGTATTACTGAACTTAAATATATAGACCCACGAAAAATTAAAAAGATTAGAGAAGTAAGAAAGAGAAGACCAGACGGAGTTGCTCCATCGGCTACGAATTTAGTAGACGAAACTATGGAGTATTTTTTGTATAATGAAAGAGGTGTAGGTGGTGCTAGTTTACAAGGTATTAAAATAGCAATAGATACAATCGCATTTTGTCCGTCAGGATTAATAGATCAAAATAAAAATATAGTTTTATCATATTTACATAAAGCAATTAAACCAGTTAATCAATTAAGAATGATTGAAGACGCTGCTGTTATTTACAGAATAGCAAGAGCACCTGAAAGAAGAATATTTAAAATTGATGTTGGTAATTTGCCTAAAATGAAAGCTGAACAATATTTAAGAGACGTTATGGCAAGATATAGAAACAAACTTGTATATGACGCAGCTACTGGTGAAATTAGAGACGATAGAAACTATATGTCAATGTTAGAGGACTTTTGGTTACCAAGTAGAGACGGTGGTAGAGGTACAGATATTACTACATTACCAGGAGGCCAAAATCTAGGAGAAATTACAGACATAGAATACTTTAGAGCAAAACTTTATAGATCATTGAATGTACCATCAAGTAGATTAGAAGCTTCAACAGGATTTAATTTAGGAAGATCAACAGAAATAACAAGAGACGAATTAAAATTTACTAAATTTGTTCAAAGATTAAGAAAGAAATTTATTGAACTGTTTAATGATATTTTAAGAACACAATTAGTATTAAAAGGAATCATTGCTGAAGAAGAATGGCCAATGATTAGAGATAATATATTCTATGACTTTTTACAAGACGGTCACTTTGCAGAATTAAAGCAGGCTGAAATGTTAAAAGATAGAATAGCATTAGCAAATGATGTAAGAGACTATGTTGGAAAATATTTTTCAGTTGAATATGTTAGAAAAAATATATTAAAACAATCAGCTCAAGACATAGAAAAAATAGATAATCAAATTAAAAGAGAAGTTGATAAAGGAATCATATCATCACCTGGAAATCAGGTTGTTGATAGTGAAGATACTTATTAATAAATGGAAAGGAATGAAACATGCCAAATCAAGAAATAAAAAACTTTATAGATAAATTAGGTACAGGCGATAATGCCGGAGCCGGTGACGCTTTTAAAGACGCATTAAGAGGAAAAGTAGGAGACGCATTAGATCAGAGAAGACAAGATATAGCTGGTCAAATGTTTAACGCACAACCTCATAGTGATAAAAAACCTGAAGTAGCAACTCCAGGACAATTCAACAGAGACGGAACAATCACAAATGTTGATGGTACAGAAGGTAAAACAGCTGCTGATTTATCAGCAGAAACTAAACCTGAAATAGCAGAACCATTTGCTGAGCCGGTGCCAGCTGCACCAGAAACTCCAGCAGTTGATACTCCAGCAGAAGCTCCAGCAGAAGCACCAACAGAAACATAAAATTATGTTGAGAGTTAGTGACATTGTAGAAAATAATAAACTATTTGACAGCAATGCATATAAAGGATTACCTCCGGTTATGCAGTCTGCTGTTAAAGAAGTTTTTGAAATCATAGAAAAAGACAAAGATATTACTGCTGATAATATAGTAGTAAAATTTGAAAGTGCTTTAGATGATG